TTATTTACAATTAGTAAACAGCGTCCTACGAAGATTAAGAGAAAATGAAGTATCTTCCGTATCCGAAAACTCTTACTCTCTTTTGATTGGAGAGCTAGTTAATGATGCTAAAAAGACAGTAGAAAACGCATGGGATTGGAGTGCTTTAAGAACAGACATAACTTTTAACACAAGTGCTTCTGATTTTACTTACTCATTGACTGGTGCTAAAGACAACTCTAAAGTGTTGGATGCTTTAAATGATACAGCTAACACTAGAGTACAATATGAAACACCTGCACAGTTTAGGACATTTAGAAAACTAGGTTCTGCATCTTCAGGCGCACCTTTTTACTTTACCTTTAATGGTTTTGATTCTAACAGCGATACTCAAATAGACGTTTATCCTACACCTGATGGTGTGTATAGTTTAATTTTTACTGTAGTTTTAAGGCCCGACTCTTTATCTAATGACTCCGATGTTTTATCTGTTCCTAGTTCCCCTGTTGTCTTAGGTGCTGCCGCTAGAGCCGCCAGAGAAAGAGGAGAAACAGGAGGACAAAGTGCCGCTGAATACTTTAATTTAGCACAAGTTTCTTTGTCGGATGCAATAGCTTTTGATGCCGCAAAGAATCCAGAAGAACTTGTTTTTAGGGTAGTCTAATGGCCCAACAGCTTCAAAACTTAACACTTTCTGCACCTGCATTCTTTGGTATAAATACTCAAGATTCTCCTATTGATCTTGATCCAAACTTTGCATCTATTGCAGATAACTGTGTTATAGATACCTACGGTAGAATAGGTGCTAGAAAAGGGTTTTCTTATGTTACTACTAACGGTTCTGAAGTCTTAGGAACTAGCAGAGGCATTGAAAGCATCTTTGAGTACATAGACCAAAGTGGTAATGTTAGGATACTATCGGCAGGCAACAATAAAATATTTAGTGGTACAACAACACTAACGGACATAACGCCAAGCGGTTATACTCCAACAGCTAATAACTGGAAGTGGGCTAATTTAAACAACCATGCCTTTGGTTTCCAAGCAGGACATGAATCTCTTATTTATACAGACGCAGGTGGTTCTCCTGTTTTAACAACCTTTAGTGGCTTTAGTGGAGAAACAGGTACAGCTCCACAAGCTAACGAAGTTATATCTGCTTTTGGTAGGCTTTGGGCTGCTGATGTGTCCTCAAACAAACACACAGTATTCTTTAGTCATTTATCCACAGGTTACCAATGGACAGGGGGTTCTTCAGGTTCTTTAGATATAACCAGTGTGCTTCCTAACGGTGCTGATGATATTACAGCATTAGCGGCACATAACGGTAAACTTATAATATTCTGTAAGAATACTATACTTATTTACTCAGGGCCGACTAATCCTGCTACAATGGTATTAGAAGATACTATTATAGGTATAGGCTGTATTGCTAGAGATACCGTAGTAAATACAGGTACAGACTTATTATTTTTATCTTCTTCTGGGGTTAGGTCTTTAGGAAGAACAATACAGGAAAAATCTGCTTCTATTAGTGATGTTAGTAGGAACATTAGGAATGATTTATTAACATTGCTTCCTATTCAAACTCTTGATATAAAAGCAGTATATAGCCCAGAAGAATCTTTTTATCTTTTAACTTTGCCAACAAGTGAAATAGTTTATGTTTTTGATACTAGAAGACCACTACAGGATAATTCCTATAGAGTAACAACATGGTCAAGTATTGCACCTTTAAGTTTTCACAGGCTATCTACAAGTAAGCTGTACATAGGTAAACCATTAGGTATTGCAGAATACACAGGATATCTTGATAATGATGCTACTTATAAACTAAGTTACTTTAGCAACCCACTTGCTTTTGGAAATGCCTCTAATTTAAAGTTTCTTAAAAAGTTTAATTTAACAATTATAGGTGGTTCAGGAACAGCAATAACTTTAAACTGGGGGTATGACTATTCAGAATCTTACACTAAGCAAGCTCTTGAGTTTTCAGGTACATCTTTAGGTAGAGCTGTAGCTGAGTATGGGGTTTCTGAATATGACAACAATGCAGAATATACTGCTTCCGTCTTTGTAAACACACCTACAGTAAATGCTACAGGAAGTGGTTCTGTGGTAACCATTGGTTTAGACGCACAAATAGAATCAGTACCTTTCTCTATTCAAAAAATTGATATTCACGTATTAGCAGGACGATTAATATGACAGATTATACTAAGACTACTAACTTTGCTACCAAAGATGCTTTACCTTCAGGAAATGCAAATAAAATTGTTAAAGGTACAGAAATAAATACAGAGTTTGATAATATTGCAACTGCTGTGGCAACTAAATCAAACACAGCAAGCCCTACGTTTACTGGGATAGTTTCTTTTCCTGATGGTTCAGCTAGTGATCCTAGTATTACAAACACTGGTGATACTAATGTTGGTCTTTTCTTTAGTGCAGGAGATACCCTAGCATTTACCGCAGGAGGCACAAGTCAGTTTACAATGGCTGATGGTGTTATTGCTCCTGTAACTGATTCAGATGTAGACTTAGGAACTTCAAGTCTATATTTTAAAAATGCTTATATTGATAGTGTGACTACTACAGGTAATATAACTATAGGCGGTAATTTAGATGTTGCCGGCACTCTTGAGTTCGATTCTTTGTCTGGAACAGGAACAATAGCAGTTACAGACATCTTAGATCAAGACGATATGTCAGGCGATAGTGCTACGGCTCTTGCAACTCAACAGTCCATTAAAGCCTATGTTGATGCACAACAAGATACTGTAGATACTTTTGGCGAAGTCTTAGCACTTAGTAATACTACAGGTGGTACAGATATTGCTGTATCGACTGACGATAAAGTCCAGTTTCGTGATTCAGCTATTTATATTAACTCTAGTGCTGACGGACAGTTGGATATAGTTGCTGACACTGAGATTCAAATAGCGGCTACAACGATTGACATTAATGGTGCTGTAGCTCTTAATGGTGCAGTTACTGGCGCAACTAATGTCACTCTTAGTGGTGAGCTTGATGCAGCTACAGGTGACTTCTCAGGCAATGTAGATATTGATGGTAATTTAGATGTAGATGGTACTACAAATCTTGATGCTGTTGATATTGACGGTGCTACCCAAATTGACGCTACTGTGTCCGTAGGTGTAGACGATACTGGGTATGACGTTAAGTTCTTTGGAGATACTGCTTCTGCTTTTATGGAATGGGATGCTTCTACTGATGATCTTATCTTAGGTGGCGCAGGAGGACTTATTGTACCTGAAGGCCAGTTTACACTAGGATCAACAGCAGTTACAAGTACAGCCGCAGAACTAAATATTTTAGACGGTGCAACAGTAGTTGTAGGTGAAATAAACGCCTTAGACTTAGGTGATACCGCAGTAGGTACAGCTATAGCTAGTAAAGCTGTAATATTAGACTCTAATAAAGACTATACAGGTATAAGAAACCTAACTATTTCTGGAGAGCTAGATGCAGCAACCTTAGACATATCAGGTAACGCAGACATTGATGGTACTTTAGAAGCAGACGCTATAACTGTCAATGGTACTGCACTTAATACTGTTATTGCGGGAGTTACAGTAACTAATGCTTCTACAGCCGCAGTAGCAACTACAGTTACAATCACTGATAATGAAAGTACAGATGAAAGTAATGCTCTTATATTTACCGCAGGTGGCGATGTAGATGGTGGTAATCTTGGGTTAGAATCTGATGGAACTTTAACGTATAACCCAAGCACAGGTGTGGTTACTGCTACAGGTTTTGCAGGGACTTTAACGGGAAATGTTACAGGTAATGTATCTGGAACAGCAGCTACAGTCACAGGAGCAGCCCAAGGTAACATAACAAGTCTTGGAACACTTACATCTTTGGACATCTCAGGAGATGCAACTGTAGGTGATGACTTATCTTTAGACTCCGATGCCGCAGTTTTAAACTTTGGTGCTAATTCAGAAATCAAAGTAATACATGCCCATGATTCTGGTCTTAACTTTAAACACACGGCTACAGCCGACGATAAACCCTTTACTCTGACTTTACAAACTGGTGAGACAGACATAGCGGCTGATGATGTTTTAGGTGTAATTAACTTCCAAGCCCCAGATGAAGCTACAGGAACAGACGCTATATTAGTTGCCGCAGGTATTGCCGCTGTATCTGAAGGTGACTTCAGTGCCTCTAGTAACGCCACGAAATTGAGCTTTCGAACTGGTGCTTCTGAAACTGCTACGGAGAAAATGAGTTTATCTTCTGGTGGTAATCTAAGTTTTCCTGACAATGGTAAAGTTATCTTTGGAGCAGGTGATGATCTACAGATTTATCATGATGGTAGTCATAGTTATATAAAAGATGCAGGCGTAGGCGACCTAATCCTACAAGCAGGTAATGATTTAATTTTACAACAGCCTGACGGCTCTACAGAATACTTACGAGCCAACGAAGGCGCAGGTGTTCAGATATATCACAATGGAAGTCAAAAGTTTCTCACAACCTCCACAGGCATAGACGTTACTGGTACAATTACTGCTGATGGTTTAAACCTTGGTGACGCTAGTGTTATTAACGTAGGAACTATTGCACTTGATACTATTAAAGGTGACGCAGACGATAATACGAACATCACGTTTGCAGGTAGCGATACAACTACATTTACGCAAGGTGGAACACAGCGTCTAGCAGTAAATACATCAGGGATTAATGTCACTGGCACAGTGACTGCTACAGGTACTTCAGTATTTGCATCACTAGACATCTCAGGTGACATAGACGTAGACGGCAACTTTCTTGTGGGTACTACTGATTCGTCAGTTTATAACAACTCAGCTAATGCGACAGCAGACAACGGTTTTAATATCACAAGTTCTGGTCAATTCTATGGGGCTAAGTCAGGAGCGACAGTTGGCATACTCAATAGAACCAGTTCAGATGGTGATATTTTACAGTTTAACAGAAGCGGCACAGCAGTTGGAAGTATTGGTGCTAATGGTGGACGACCTTATTTTGTAAATAGTGTAGATGGAGGCATTCATTTAGCAACTGATGGCTATGGAAGGGCTTTGGTTTTACCCGCTAATGAGTCAGGTGCGCCAGAGGATAATTTACATTATCTTGGGAGTTCATCATACCGTTGGCGTGACCTCTACCTATCAGGCGGTGTAGTCTTCGGTGCAACAGGCGGCAGCGTATCAAGCAAAACGCTGGAAGACTATGAGGAGGGGACTTTTACGCCTGTACTTTCTGATTCTGCAACAGGAGGAAACTTGTCTGGTTACAGTGTAAGAAACGCTAGATACACAAAAGTTGGAAGGATGGTTACGGTTGTTGTCAATTTTATAAACATCACTACAGTAGGCATGACGGCAAGTAATCTTGTTTATTTGCAAGGGTTACCTTTTAGTGTTGTTAATGTTTCTTTGCTTAATTTTGTAGGCAGTCAGACTTCAACTGGAATTACAGGTGCGCCTAATATAGTTTTAGCAGGAGGCAATGCGACTTATATGTATACAGGAATTGATGATGTTTCGGATATTGCGAGTGGTACAGCAGATTATTATTTAACGGTAACTTACGAAGCAGCATAACAACCATACGCCTAGTGGATTCTAGGCACAGACAGGAGCAATACAATGGCTTTAGAAAAAGTAATATCAGAAGACAAGATTGAAATCGTAGGTGACTACAAGACAGTACAAGTACGAA